GAATTAGAACCTGCACCCATACCTTTCTTAATAAAGAATGTTTGTGCAAGTGGATCTCTACCTCGAATACGTCGAGCAACGTTTCTTGTTGTTACTGTAGTGTTTACATCAAAGTTTGGAGCTCTTGTTGAAGTTGTTAAACTTGTTTTCTCAACACTGAAGTTATATGCTCGATAAGTAACAAATCCTTTTGAAGTAGATGCAGAATCAATACTGTCATATTGAGATACATCAGCAATTTCCATTACTCTATCACCTACATAGAATGTTTCAGCAGGTAAGTGGAATACAGCTCTTAATACACCGTTTGAATCTGTAGAGACCGCAGCTCCTTTATCACCGAACCTTCCTACTTCACCAACTGAGTTAGCCGTATTTGAACCTGGCATAACATGTGAATTTACACCAACGCCATCAAAGAAGAAGTAATGTCTTTGATTGGGTCTTAATCCTGACATATAGATTTTAATATCTCTTGATGCCATATATGGTTGGAATCTAAAGTCAGATACAAATTCACCAACAAACGATTCGGTTGTCGTTGAGCTATCTATTTCAATTTGACTTGATGCTGTTGTAATTGTTGTAGTTTCAACTCCTGCACCACGTCTTGCTCTTCTTCTGTTTTCATCAGCTACAAAATCTCGAGTAACTGTTGTATCAGTCATAGGCAAGAATGGTTGAATGTCATCAATGAATTCTTGGAAAGGAGTAGTTAAATCTATATCAATAGAAGCAGGGTTAACTGTTGTATCATAAGCAGCATCGTATGGTGGAGATATAGCTCCATCACCTACATACTTATAAAAGTTAGAAACACAGTTTCTAAAGTTAGAAGCATACGGCTGATTAATTACTTCTATATTTGAATCTCTGCCAATTACACCAACCTTTGCATCAGCAGTACTTGGGAAGATAGATGATCCTGTTGCTGAATCATATATTAAATCCAATGCAAATGTTTTTAACGAAGGAGTTAATATCTTTTGATTAAATGGTACAGCAGCATTAAACTGTGGATGAGAAATTTCTGATAACGATAAGTTATTGAATGGATCTACAATGAATCCATTTTTAAATCTGTTTAATCCATTCTCATCTCTAACAATTAAATTATCAGTTTCTGATTCTAATTGATTTAATGAAATATAATATGCCATGTTATCAATCTTCTTCTCAAGATTGTGCATATCTTTCATTGTAAAGTTTTTAATTCCAGTTGCTCTTGGCTTAATTGCGTAATCATCTTTACGAAGAACATCGGATTGTTTCTTAGACAATGCAGGGTAAGTTGGAATCTCAACGTTTGCGATTGCTAATTGATCTGCTGTTAGTTTAGGTGGTTTTGCGTTCTTTAATTCTTCACCTTTAATTAAAACTATTTCTCCATAAGAATCACATGCAACTGTATCTATTCTTGAAAGATAATGTTCTATATCTGTTTGTAATGATTGTTGAGCTGCAGGTACAAGTGGAGCTCCTTTATTAGTAAACGTAATTGGATTAAACCCAACCTGTTGAGTAATCGTTGGAGCATTGCCTGCATTTGCCGAATAATTTGCAGCAGTATCTTTATCAACGTGTGCTCTGAAATCAAAACTATCTCTTAAGTTAAATACTTGTCCTGACTCTGATACATATGAAGGAATATCATATCTATCTAAAGTATTAGGATAACTATTAATTGTAAAGAAGTAAGAACCTGTAGCAGTATTTACTTCAAAACATTTTAAATTGACTGTCATTAATCCACTTGGTTGTGGTCGACCTTCAATATATTCTACATAAGATAGATCGTAAAAAGTATCTCTCTGATTAGGTTTTAATCTAAAGCTGTTTGTAAAATCTGCGCCTGTTGAATCTACAATACTTACAATCTTAAATACATCAGGGAAACCTAAACTATATTTTGCTTGTACATTTGAATAGTTAAACTTCACAAATGTATCGCGTTCGTTTTTAGCGTATGGAGAAATACCTCCTGAGGATCCAACCTGTCTCTTATTATAAAATACTTCTACTGAACCGCTTAAACCTGAATCACAAACAATATTAAGTTGTGAATTATTTAATGCAGTACTTGTACTTATAACAGGATAAGTAGTTCCACCTTGGTTAACTCTAATATCATCGTTAAGACAATTAAAGTCTTCTCCTGGTCCTGCCGTTAATGTAATTGTTCCTGTTGTTGCACTACTTGGATTTTGTGCTCTACAAGGAATAAGAGTATTGCTTGTTGAGAATACTCCATTTACACCCGTATCAAATACTAATGCCTTTCTTCCTGTCTCTTTAATAACAGGAGCACCTAAACTATTTGTTTTAACAGGTACATCACCGTTACCATCACTTAATTTAGTAATGTCTCTAACTGGTGTTCCTGGACTGCCGTTGTAAAGGTTATAATGAACATAAACTCTTTTATCTGTAATGTTCTTAATTAAAACAGAACCTGCTGAACTGCTATTTGCTAATTGGGCATCAACCGATGATAATATACCAAGATTTAAATAACCTTGTGATGGAGATGAATTATCAATCTCAAAATAGTTTCCATATTCCATTGAGATATTTTGATTCTCAATTGTTTCAGTTGTTGAAATCTGGTCAATTTGAAATGAACGTTCTCCAGAATTTTCTACTCTATAACCTTTAACATATGCCGTGCCTGGCCCAACAACAACCTGAACTTCACTATCACGATCATCAGTTGTTAATGGGAATTGTTCTAAAATATAGTTTCCTGACTCTTCGTATGTTCTTCGAGCCATTTCTTCACCAAGAACATTATATTGAGAAACATCACGAACAGTAATTGCGTTACCATTTTGATAACGAGCTAATGCAAAGAAGTCGGAATTTGCAGTTGCTTCAGAAGTTTCTAATACAGTTAATGTAGGAACAAGTTTTAATCTATCTGCACCTGGTGCGTTTTCATTTTTGGAACCGTTTGCGTTATCGTATAAACTGTTATCTTGTAAAGCATTGATAAGTGATTCAGATACTAAATAACCAACTGATTTTGCGTCGGCAACATTGGTATATTTTTCAACAACCAATCTTTGCTCTGCTGTAAATATGAAATGTCCTTTTTGGAATATAATACCAGGAGCAGCTTCAATACCAAATGCTCTACCAACATGAGGATTACCTGCTGAAGGAGATTGGAAAACTGTAAGATCGGTATTAATTACAACATCAACTGTTAATGCTTCAGTAGAGGTTCCTCTAAGATATTTGTATCTCGTTACAACTAAAGCCTCACCAGCTTGGAATTGAGTTTGTCCTGCATTACCAATATTAGTATAATTGATAAAGAAAGTATTTAGATTTGGTGGTCTTGTTTGGAAACCTTTTGCTGCCTGAACAATTTCTGCTTTAAGACCAGAAGAAGCACCTGCTACTTCATAAACATAATCAAGTTCAACTTCTTGACCTGCGAGTGTTTCAACTGCAGGACCACTGATATATGCTTCTGCATTAAATCCTGTTGGACCGTCATTTAATTTTACATATTGAAGATCATCAAGTTCTGTAAAGTTACATCCCTTTATAATTGAACCTTCTTTGAAAACATTATCTCCGAATGACTCGACCTGATTTTGCAGCATAGTCTGGAGTTGTGTAAGTTCTCTTGCTTGTATAGCATAGCCAGGCTTGAACATAACTCGATAAAACTGCTTTTCGGCATCATAGTCATCGAAGTATGGTGCTTGGTTTAAGTTTTTATTAATAGGCATCTTTACTTACGTTCCTTAAAATTCCAGTACAAATTTAAATTCTTCTCTTGAGAGGTCGTTTCTTGCTAATGGGAAGAATTCCTCCATGAAGTATACTTCGCCTGTTCTTTGTTTATAATCTGAATACACAACATTATCTGCTATAGGATTATTTATTGTTATTCTCTGACCAGTATTTGATGTAATTGCTAGATTTGGGTTAAATGATGTATCTCCATTACCAACAAGTGCATTATTCTTATATGGACCTATATATTCAGCCAAATAAACCGTATTCGCGGCTTCATCAATCTCATGTACTTGCGCTTGGAATACAACATCATTATTTACATCAACTTGTGTGATGGTACTATTTGCGTTTAATCTTGCATAATCATCAGTGACAATTGCGATTCTATTATCGAATATGTCAGGCTCAGTAGCAGTATTTGCTTGTCCGCTTCTCCATGTATTTACGCCTTCCATATTTTTAAATTGAGGAGTTCTTACAATACCAATACATCCGTATGTATTCTTATCACCGATCTTTGTATTATCTTCTGCTGTAATGTATGCATACATTGAAAAATGTTTACATCTAAATTCGTCAAGCAAGTTATAAGCGTGTCCACCTTTTGGTTCAATAATAGGTTTAATTGTTGCTCTTACGTCTGCTGATTCTGTTCCACCTGGATTAAAGTCAATGATAGGATCAACTACTGATGCAATCGCATTATTATATCCTGAACCTTTATTTAACAATATAACTTTATTAATTCCACCGGAATCAATCTCAGGAACTGCAACCGCTCCTGTTCCGTCACCTTTAATAACAACTCTTGGGAATATTTTAATATTTGCATTTACAACCGAAGTAGAAACTTCCCAATCAGTTAACGCTTCCCATTCACCACCTGATTCCCAACTATCAAATCCACTTCCGTCTAAATCAGTAACTAATAAAGGATCAGCTTTTAATGAGAATGTATCAGCATCAATTACTGAAACATAAAATGTTGTAGCAGCTACTGTATCAGATGATAATTCATTAAGATTTAATTCAATCATACCTTGAACATTTCTAAAGGTAATTGGTTGTCCGTTAACTAAGTTGTGGTCAGTTGATGTAATAGCAACTGGTGCAGCTGCTGTTGCATTTTCAATAACACCACGTCGAGGATCTGATAATTCTCCACCTACAACAATTCTTGCTAATCCTGAGCCTGTTTGTAATTCATATGATTTAATTACAAATAAGTTCGTAACACTTGAACTTGGGTTTGTAGCATAAAGATATTGACCTACATAATAATTGTCTGTTTCATTCCAATCTTGTTCTCTAGGATCTATTTCTAATAAAACATCACCGTGAGTTAAAGGACTACCTACTCTACCAAGGTTTCTATTAATAAGTCCATTCTTTTCTTCGTAACCATTATTCACAATTGCATTTGTTACTTGAATCTCTGAAATACCACCACCGTAAACCTCAGCTGGTTCAACGGATGCTTCAGGATCAATTGGTATATAACCTAAAGCATTATAACCTTCGAATTGTAATGTAGTGAGACGATACATATACTTCCACACATAACCATCGGCAGTTTCATAAACTTGATTTATATTAGCTGCATCAAATGTTGGTGGAGATTCTGAACCTACGCCTTCGTTATTATTAAGACATTTATAAATTCTATAATCATCGGTATCATTATCGTTAGGACCAACAACCGCATAAAACTTAAGGCCGTCTAAATCAATGCTATCATCGTATTCATCATAAACAGTTCCTCTTTGCCAAGGATAATACTTTATCATAAAGTTAATATCATCGTTCTTTATCTTTTTGGCAAATAGAGTCTTTTCTAAAAACTCATTTTGAGAAGTAGCAGAATCAACTGGCTCAATACCGCCAATGCTGGAAACAAACATATAATAGTCATCGTTAGCCTTTGCATCAGCTATGAATAACTTATTAATGTCTTGATTAAAATTATTTGTTAAAATTTCAGGCATTGTTATTTGAATCTCTATATTTTAGTTTATTTATATCCATTGGGCTAACCTCTCTTTCTTAATCTTGGTCGTGGATATACACTACCACTTGTAGGTCTTGCTTTTGCATTTACCTTTGGATATGATGTACCAGATTCTGGTCTTTGATTCTTCCACGTTAATATTTTATTGAGTGATCCTTGTAAGCTTGTAGAATCTTGTGAATCATCAGTTCCTGAATCATACATAATATTAGCCGTTCCATTTGCTTCTAACCAAGCTTTTGCTTCTGCTTGGGTTAACCCAGGATTACTTTCTGCAAGTAATGCAAGTACGCCACAAACTTGCGGGGCAGCCATACTTGTTCCTGATTGCTTTTGCATCGAAAACGAAGAATTTCTTGAATCTAAAAAGTGGCCTGTAGCATCTGGCCGGGCGCTAACAATACCGTATCCTGCTCCATATATATTTACTGCGTTTCCACAATTTGAAAAATCTGCCTTTTTATCATTCTTTGTTATATCTAATGAACCTACATTAATAGCATTAGGATGACTTCCGCCATTAACCGAAACGGGCCTATGAGACGGATCGTTATCAGCATATTGATTACCTCCGATTCTCCAATATATTCGATTATTATAATCTTGATCACCTGATTTTGTCATCTTATGCTGTCGATTCCCCGCAGAGGTCACAAATATAATTCCATCATCAGCCGCATCATCAACATCAGCTTGCATGGCTGCGGACCAAAATGGTATTTTAAAATCACCATTGCCATCAATTACAATACCTCTTGCCCGCAATTCAGCATCATTTAAATCACTACCATCATCGCCCCACTTATCATAAATAGCACCGCGGTAATTAAATACTCCAACCCCATTGACGATATCGGCAGTGTCGTCATCTTCGGCCTTGATATAGGACCCTGATATCCTGCCGTGGGATGTTGAGTAACTATGATTTGAAATAGTAGGATTTCTTCTGCCTGTCTCTGAATTAATTGGTTTATTATTATGCCACTGACGAATGTAATCCCAGTACTTTAACGCATCTAATTCACCTGAGCCATGGTTTTGTCCGAAAGGTTGAATGTTATATATGTTTGCGTCTCTTGCCCAACCTTGTGTATTTCCTGCGGCAGTGCCAGCAACGTGTACTGCGTGTGTTTCGCCGTCATCAGAATAATCATAATTTCCATTTGCACCATAACCTAAAGCTGAATTAAGAGAAAACCAATTAAAATGTTGAACTCTACTTCCGCCTGTTCCATCAGCGTTAACGGCAAACTCTGGGTGATTCCTTGCTGTTGTA